CGCTAAGAAATATAAAAAACCTAGCTCTCATTAATTCGTCCTCTAGATCAGTTATTTCCTGTTCTATTAACCTGTAATCTTCTTGTAATTGATCGTAATCATCTTTTACTATTCTTGTATAATCTAACATTTTATTTACTCCTTATTTTAGTTACCTGTAATTACTCTACAAGCTGAATTAATTCCATTTTCATTGCCACCAGCTTTAATTAATAATGATCTAGCAATGTCTAATCCTATTTGTGGCTTTAAATTGGTTAGAACGTGTAAATAGTCTCCATAATTATCTTGTGTAGTTTTTGGCTTACTTTCCACATTTAGTACTAACTTTTTAAGATCATTTTTTATTATGTCCCAAACTATTTTTTTATACTCTTTTTTATTTAATTTACTTTGTCTCATGTTATTTACTCCTATTTTGATTGTTTAAAATATCTTCCCACAAAGATTTATCTTCATTTCTTAATAAATGTTCTATTTCACTTGTTGGACTAGAACTTTGTACTAGTATCCATTCAGCTATAATTTCACGTTCTTTTTTATTTAGTTTACTTTGTCTCATATTAATTACATCCTCCACCTTCTAACATTCTTTCCCATGCTTCGGGAATACAATTATTGCAATAAACGTTTTTATCAAATTCTGCACCATATAATGCATTTGGGAAATTTGACGTAAATGATCCAAATTTATTACATCCATCACAGTTACTCAAATCTTCGTTTATATGATTAGTTTCAGTTACTAATCTCTTCACTTTAGAATCAACACTCCATTCTTTTGATAAGTCTAAATGATTTACCACCCAATGGTAGCAATCATTATAATTATCAAATTCCTTATAATATTTTTCATTATCTTTATTATTGTATATTTTATACATTTTATTATCTCCTATTTTGGTTATTAATGATTGATAAAGTTTACATTTTTTAAAGTAGTCCAACAGAGTCCACAGTCCGCGCAAGTGTCTACTTTTTTGGTCTGTTCGGGACACGTAAAGCCATTATAATTATCTTCTTTAGCATTGGCGGAGAAGTTCGTATTTCCTCCGTTAGATAGCCGTATTTGAAAACGTTTACTATATAATAATCTTGTTTTTAGTAATTCCTTACCAATTTCACGATATGTTTTGTTTTCATCGTTTGGACTATAAGCGGTATATCCAAAAACTCTCATATTTGGATATTTATCTAACCACTTTTGCCACTTTTGAACATATTCTATATTATAGAAATCACCTAGAACATGTAATCTAATTACAAAGCCAAAAGGATGTATATAATTTAAATGTTTTAGTTCCTTATCTAGTACGGCTTCAAGTTCCGCCCCCGCTTTAAATCTTTGAGCAAACGGCATATTATTACCAAAACAATCTGCCCAATGTCGGCACGTTTTCGGGCAAGTTTCGCGTTCCTCTAATGTTAATGAATAAAGAGGTAGACCGCGCCAAATACCACGAGATACAAAACCGCCTAGTTTTTTATTGGATGCCCCACTTTTGAAAACGGAACTCTTCACACTAAGTGGACTAATTACACTTTTAGGAAATAAAGTTCTACCTTCTTTTATTGCTTGTTCTGTTTTAGTCATTTTAATTACCTTCCTTTATTACATTCTTTTAATTCTTTTTTAGCTTCTGCATACGCTTTTGGTGTAGGATTACCATCAGATTGAATTGCTTTCCCACCCCAACCTTCATCTTCAATATAGGCAATTATTTCTGCGTGAGATGGTTCTTTTTTAGTCATGCGTTTGTTTAAATTTGGTTTTATTTTCATTTTGTTTATCCTTGTTTTATTTTGTTTGTTACTCTGTAAATGCACGTAATCAATAAAAGTTCCATAATAATTAATATTTATTTATTTAGGTGTAATAATAGCATAAAAAACTATGTCTTGTTTCTAGTCTTGTTTATCCTTATTTATATATAATATAATTAAATAGTAAAATCTTTACACTCTGTAATCTTTTTAAATTTCACGCTTTAATTAATCCGTACATAATCCGCTAAATTCTATAATAATACGTACATGATACACTTTTATAATAAATACGTACATAATTCAATTATATTATATAATACGTACATGATTCATACGTACATGATTCAAATCATAAAAAAATACGTACATGATACGTACATGATTCGCAACTATATAAAATAATAGACAAAAAAAAGAGGCGATCCGAAGATCGCCCCTATTTGGTTATTAAGCATCGCTACTATAACAAGCATCCTCAAACCTTACGGCTTGAAATCTGCTATTTTGCGATTGTAAGTATCTAGAGATGGCCTCGACAATATCTTGCTTATCGATATTATCGCTGAAATCGTCTAGAATGCTAGCAATTGCTCTAAAGTGCTTTCTAGTTAGCATTTTGCACCTCTCACGTGTATGAGGGTTGCATTTTTATAGTATTTATCATAGCCAGATGATCTCGGCAAGAAGCAAAGATCATTTCTACCGAATATATCATGGCAGATAGTTTCTGATAATACCTTATCATTGTCTTTGTAGAATTGAACAAAGCCGATAAGGCCTTTCGCACCATAACTACCAAACTTTAAGATAAAGTCTAGCCATTGACGCTTTGCAAAGTCTCGTTCACTTTCAGACAAGCCGTCATTGTTCGTTATTGATTCAAATATAGTATCAATAATTACTTCAGTTTCTGGGTGCTTTGCATACTCACTATCTAATACTTCAGATAAGTTATTGTATTTCATTTTTACTCCTTTATGAGAGCGAGGCTTTCGCCTCGCCCTCTTTTTGGTTATTGATTATTTACGCATTCCCTGTATGTAGCGTTCGAACTGATCAAAGACCTTTTGTTTATTGCCTTTAAATCCGAACTCCTCTTTAATGAGAGAATAGACCGATTGACCTCTTCTCTTCATTCCTACAAGTTCCAACTTGAGAGCGCCTCTCATTGCTAAGAGACGAAACATCTCTATCTGATCGGGTGTATTTGCTACTATCATATAACACTTCCTCTCTCAATAACATAATCAGCCTCAACTCCATATGAACTATCAAGTTCATCAATTACAAGGCTATCTTGCGTTATATAGACCTTAACGTCTAATGTTGGATTATGTGCCAATGCATCTCTAATATCTCTCAATATACGATGAGATAAAGAGGTTTTGGATGTACTATTATCATTCATTTTACACCGCCTCTCGTACTTCTTCTGCAACTGATCTTCCTGCCATTGGATATATAGTCCATATTGGAGGACAGATACTCATTGAATCTTCATAAGAAGAATCATAGAATTTCTGATTAACCATCGTTAAGACTACCATTGCTCCGACTAAATAGTCTGCTTCACTTTCACAGACTCCCTTATCAGTACGTTGCAAGAGTACCCTCTCTACTTCTTCAATAACTTCAAGAATAAATGTGTCTTTATTCATTTTACATTCCTTTATTTGGTTTATAACCAACATCTAGGCACTGTCCCTAAGGATGCCTTATCTCTTCTTCTGCCTACCGCCTTTCGCCCTTGAGGTAGGTTATTTTAGGTCAGAATTAGAGCCCTATCCGATGTCGTGCATCGTTGCGAATAAGTAATTGTCAACAAGCAATTACTATTGATACGCACGAGAAGTGTAATAAGTTCCCTCTATTTAAACCTGCTACATTCAATATAGCTTTTTCAACTTGGAAATCTCAACTTGAAACCCGAACGCGGGGGAGTCCCATTTATTAAAAAGAAAGGCGGACATAATTATATAATTTTTTAAAAATTTTGGGGGTTTTTTTAATACGCCGTACAAGGAGGCTGTTTTAGCCTTGCTTACGCGGCCTTGACATTGTATATATTATTGTTTATATGATTATTTGGCGCTAAAAATTATAAGGTTTTATAGATTGGATTTACTACTTTATTTTCTGGCGGTACTATATAATACTATTTATTACTATAGTAACTATATATAGTTATAAAGCAGATTAATATTAATTAATATTATAATAGTATTATATTACTATATAGTACTATAATAGTAATATTAATAGTATTAATAGTATTATTACAATATTATCGTCTTGAAACAGACGGTTGAATTTATTGTTCTATAGGCAATTTGTCAAGAAAAAAATAATACATTGAAAAGATTTATCATGTTATCTATATTCCTTTATGGATTTATACGATTACGAACGTTCTTTAGAATTAGGCCCCTCTATTGAGATATTAAAGGACTTATCGGATAAATTCAAGTCTTCAGGGGATTATAAGTATGTAATGCAGATGATGATTATTATTGATGAAATGGATATACCAGTCTTATTGTATACTTCTGAGACCGAAGCTGAGGCCTAGTTTGCATAAAAAGAAGGTAAAAGGGGTGGAATATACACTATACAAGGATGAAGATGAGTTCCGCCAACATCACCCCCGCGAAAAAATAGTACCCGACTGGAGGAAAGCGCAGATTGGGGAGTGGATTAAATCAGATGATGGTAAGGTAATGAGTATTATTCATAGGTGGCACATGAAAGATACCAGCATAAGGGATAAGAAAACCAATGATTTTGTGCGGACATTGCTTGGTACTGCTTCTACTGGTAAATATACCAAACTGTTGGGAAACCCTGCGAAAAATATTTATTGTTTTGTTAATTATAAAAGTAATAGTGTTGTAACCGCTAGAGAAAAGAATTTTGCAAAGATGGTGGCAATGGGCGCAAAACCTGTAAATGCCTACCTTAATTGCTTTAGAACCAAAGATTATGACTATGCACGTGACAGGTCAATGGCATTATTAAGAGAAAAGAGAGTAAGAACTATGGTAGATAAAGAAATAGAATTATTATTAGATGATCTGGGTATTAGTAAGACATATCTGTTAGAAGAGATGAAAAGTGTGGTAGATAGCAGAAAAGCACGTCATGGAGATAAATTAAGAGCATTAGAGACATTAATGAAGATATCAGGCTTATTGAATACAGATAAACAATCAGAATCCATTGCATTGATACAAGAGTTCACTGGTTTCTCAAAAGAAAAGCTAAAAGCCTTTGAACAGGGTTTATTACCAGAGGCGAGTGAATAATGTATTATAATCCAGATACGACCAATTATGCCTACCCTTTCCACATATCATACCCAAAAACATTAAAAGTGAATTTTTACTATGAAAGCCCACAACGAAATAAATAAACTGATAGCTAGCGCAAACTTACAATCGTACCAAGAAGGTGGAGAGGTAAAAGAAACACCGCCATTACGAGGAACAAAAAAACGCTTCAGGGAAAAGGCCGCCAATTTTTTAAGTATGTTAACAGAAAAACACCCTCTTTTAGACAAACTGTATTATTCACCAGAAGAATCGTATGGTGATGCTATTGGGAGTAATTTAGTCAGTTTTGGTCTAAGGCCCGGTTCGCCGCATTTAGATTCAGAGAAAAGGGGTAAGCTATCACAAGTCAGTGCAGAAGGATTAAAAGAGCTTTGGAGGCAGTCTGGCTCTCCATTCGTAAGGACGCATGGAGAAAGACACGCCGCATACATACCAGCTGGAGCTGAATGGCATTATGCAAAGAAAACCCCGAGAACGTTGATGGATAAATTATTTAACTTAGATACCGTATATATCCCAGAGGAACCTTGGGGTGGAGGTAGTTCAGATATGGCTGTATCTGAATTTGCTCATGGCTTACGATTTACTGACCCTCAGAAATACTCTAAATACAAATCTAGAAAAGGTTTACTATTAGGAAAGGGAGAAGAGCACGCAGAAGATGAATTATATCACACACCGGGGACAGACGAATATCAAACTCACAGTGTTGTTGAGCCGCAAATAAGAGATTGGTTAATAAAAAATTATGGGTTTAATTGGGATGACTACAACCCTTGAAGACATAAACGACAATAGCGACATAACAAACTTCAATATTAACCCCGCACCCAGCTTAATGGCAGAGCGGGATGAGATATTGGCAAAAGCATATACTGACCTTGTATTCTTTGGTCGTGCATTTTTACCCCGCGATTTCTTAAATAAGTCCGCTTCCCCCGGTTTTCACTTTGATGTTTCTAAAAAATTGATTAGTACCGCCCCCGGTGGTAGAACATGCATTGTAATGCCCAGAGGTTTTGGTAAGTCTATACTGTCTAAAGCGGCGATTATGCATAAACTATGCTTCTCTGGAGAAAAACAGCAACATTTTGTTGCGTGGGTGTCCGAAGAACAGAGTCAGTCTATTGATCACTTAAAGTATTTACGAAACCATTTTGAAGTAAATAAGAAAATAAAGTACTACTTTGGCAATATGGACGGTGGAAGAGCTGGAAAGAGGTGGACAGAGAAAGATATTGTAACTCCAAAGGGAGATCGTGTTATTGCAAAAGGTACATCGCAGAGGTTGAGAGGTAGGGCAGAAGTAGATGTGCGCTATACTGGTATTGTTTTGGATGACTTTGAATCAGAATTAAACACGAAAACCCCAGAACGTAGGTCGGAAATCAAGAAATGGGTAGTGTCTACGGTATATCCTGCTTTAGAAGAAACCCCCGGAAATGAAGGTTGGATATGGTTGGCGGGTACTATTGTTCATTATGACAGCTTCTTACAGATGGTTTGCGATGGTTATAAGAATGCAATGAAAGACAATCGCAGATACCCTTGGGATGTGGTCTTTCATCGAGCAGTAGAGGATGGGAAATCTATCTGGCCAGAACAATTCTCCCTTGAAAAGCTAGATAGAAAGAAACGCGAGTTCATCGAGGCGGGTCTGGTAAATAAGTTTGCACAGGAGTATATGAACGATGCGAGGGATATATCTAACGCTTCCTTTAAAATTGATAGAATTCAGTACTACAATGGTGTATTTAAGAATGAAGGCGGGTTTAACTACATTATTGAAGGGGAAGACGCAATTCCTATTAATGTATATCTTGGAGTTGACTTAGCCGCTACTGCAACAGCAACCTCAGATTTTCAGGTTATACTGGTTATGGGTATTGATGCGAACAATAATAGGTATGTCATTGACTACTTCAGAGAAAGAATACCCACATTTGACGTTCCGCAAAAAATTATAGACATGGCGAAGAAGTATTCTCCAGTAAGAAGAGTAACTATTGAGACTGTTGCCGCCCAAGAAATGGTGCGAGATATGGTGACACGAATGAGCGCCAACGAAAAAAGGCTACTACCCGGCATCTTCAAAGGAGTAAAGCCGCCAGCAAGAATTAAGAAGGAAGATAGACTGGAAACAACACTCGGGCCTATCGTTAATTCAAAGAAGTTGTACCTGCAAAGACACATGACGGAATTGGTTGATGAACTCTTTGAACACCCTAAACCACGTAATGATGACATTATGGATGCTTTATACTATGCAGACTATTATGCTAGGGCACCAAAGTCTCAGAAGATGTCAAAAGATGAGATTGAAACGAAAGAAGATAAAAAACGTGATTTTACACTTAAAAAAACTTATAATTGGATAACTGGATCACGTAATTTCTAATAATATAAGATTTTTTTAGCTTTTTCCTTAAATTCTATTGTAAATAGAAATTTCCCTGTATAACTTACCCTCAGTATTTTATTTATAAAATACACCACATACATGAAGGGCATGCCACACTACCGACAGTATCCGATGGGTGACGTTGTTAACGCCAACCTAGAACCGGGTGAGTACGTCGTCAGACGTAATGCGGTAAATGCATTAGGCACAGAAAATATGGAGATGCTAAATCACGCCGATGGAGCTCATGGTGCATTAAATAAGTTAATGGTATCAGCCTCTCTTGTACACTTGCAACCGCAAGATAACTCTTCAGTAAAGATAGAAGCAAATGGATTCCCCATTGCTGATTCCCCAGTACGACAAAGAGTAGACGCTACCCGCAATATGCAAGAGGGTGGGGAAGCTAAAACAATTAGAGGTGCTAGTCCTGTAGAATATAATTATGATGACCCCGAAATGTTAAGAGCTATACTTTCCGTTCCAGCAAGTGAAGTTGGTGGTGGGGAAGGTTTAAGATATTATTTAGGTGAGAAAAAACATGGTCAATTACCAAGTTTAGACAGAAAAGTTGTAGGAGCTAGAGCTATGCGAAAAATGGCGTATTCACCAGCAGACTCCATACCGCAAGCTATGGTAGAAGGATATTTTGATAAACCATCAAAAGCAAGTAGTTTTTTAAAAAGGTTAGGCATCAATAAGCAAGAAGGTGGAGTAATAAAAAAAGATTCAGAATGTGTTGGTGGTGAATGTGCAATTCCTTCAGCTGTCAATCAAGAAGGATACTATTCAATGCCTTGGAAAGGCAAGAACGTAATGATTGATACCATGTCAAGAATGGAAGAAGATGGTATGGCGCAATATTTGGCAGAGGGTGAAGGTGGTGATTACTTTATGATGAATGAAAGTGATATACCAGCAGATTCATTAAAAGCTTGGTCTGGTAATGGGTATCAAGAAGGTGGGCCTATCCCATATTCAGAAGGTAGTGATTGGGGTGAGATGAATAAAAAATGGGCAAGACAAAAGTTTTTAAGTGATTTAGACCCATCAACTATGGGTCTTATGGAAAACATAAGAAGTAAAGATAGAATCGACCCTGCTACCGCTGAATTATTCGCAAGATTAAAAGGTGAAAGCGTGGAACCTTCATTAAACGGAATATCACCACAAGAAATAAAATCAGCTGGTGGATATCAAGAAGGTGGAGAAGTAAGAGAAACTTTATTAAGTAAACTTAGTGGTGGAAAATATCAAACATCACAAGATCTACCATCTATAAGAGAACAAGCTATTCCAGCATTAGAATTTATGACTGGAGCTGAACATGTTCCTGAAGGCGAAGAAGCTAGCCTTTTAAACTTAGCTTTGGCTGTTCCTTTTCTTGGAAAATTTGGTAAGGGAGCTAAGCCTGCTTTAAGTAAATATTACGCCAGTTTATTTGGTCATGGCTCAGCTTCTAAAGAAAAAGCTAAAAATTATATTAGAAAAATGTTTAAAGAGTTACCATCTATGGAGTATGATAAAGCAAGCAATAGAATAAAAAGAAGCGCTATAACAAAATTAAGAGAC